AACTGGGCGACGGGTGCGAACTGGGCGACGGGTGCGAACTGGGCGACGGGTGCAATGTTCCGAAATCGCTATTTATCAGCGCATCTCGTCATACAGTATCCTATTGGGGTGAGGATGTTATTCAAATAGGCTGCAAACGCTACACCATTTCCGAGTGGCAGAAGCATTTCCGAAAAATTGGCGAGGCCGAAGGCTATAGTCCCGAGCAGATGGAGGAATACAAAGGGTATATAGACCTGATCGCCACCATGCACAAGACGTGGAAGGTTGAGAAGGTAAAGGACAAATAACAGCACGAGGTGTGTAGCTCAAAGGTAGAGCGGTGCAGGGATGCGAAATAGAAGCACAGAGGTTGAAAGACCTTGCATTTCCGGGCGCAGGTTGCAGGTTCGAATCCTGCCGCACTTCCAAGATAGCCACCGCATAGGTGAGGGGTTTGATTGCTGGCACTAACCCCGCCGCAAGGCAAAAGCAATTTCTGTGTTCTTTGACACATTGATACACGAGAACCATCCGAGCGGATGTAAAACCCGGCGAGCGACTTGGCGCAGAAGGGCTGGCAACAGATAAATACCAATGAACGAGCGATGACCCGGAGTAATCCGGAGAGCCGTATTGATTATTACGCCTGGTGTGGCTTGACTGCCTATCCAGGCTCTATGGCAGACCTTGCGCACCGTTCTTTCAGCAGTGGGTTATTTCATTTTAGGCGTGAGGTCTGCATCTTGCCCGCGTGCGTTTTTCGGTGGCGCAGTTTTGAAATGGAGTTTAAAGTTACAGTGCGCGCGGGCTTATTTGCAACACCTTAAAACAATTATACTATGGAGAAGAACACTTTGAGGAAGAGGAGATTTCTATGCTTCGACCTGACGCCCAGGTGGAAAATGTGGAAACGGATCGAAGACCTGGAGGTGCGGCTTGCTACATGCCTTTGCGAGCGCAATGAAGCGGATGGACGCCTTATCGAGCGGGAACACGAGGTATTGGCGCTCACTCAAGCACGTGATACCCTGTACAAGCGCATCGACGAACTGGAAGGCAGGCTCAGGAAATTCGACCGTACCCGTGGGAAAAGCGGCAAATACATCAAGGGCTATGACGTACGAACCGCAAAGTAAGATTCTGGCCTATCTCAAGGCCGGCGGCAGGCTGACTGTTCGCAAGGCTGAGAGGCTGTACCACACAACGGAGCTGCGCCGGATCATCAGTCGGCTCCGGAAAATGGGATATTCCATTTGCTCGAACAAACAGAAGGCCGTTACGGAAGACGGGCGGCCGACACAGTTTAACGAGTACTATATGCCACAGGTCGCGGATTCCTGCCAATAATCCGCAAATCGCATTTTAAGTTTGGTATTTGCCATTGGCCAGTTGTGAAGCCCGCGGATGGTGTGCCGCCGAGATCGAAGCCCTGCGCGGTGGCGCGGGTGAGTGGAGATTCAGGCGGCTTTTATTGAGCTATGGTGTAATGGTTAACACACCGCCCTTTGGAGGCGGTACTCCCGGTTCGAATCCGGGTAGCTCAACGGGGTTCTAACCCTAATGTTGTGAGTTTGATCGGGCGCTTGGGCGTCTGTCACAACGGAAGCTGACAGAGGGTATATCCCTCGACAATCCGAGGCTGCGTGAAGGAAGTAGCAAGGCCGAGGCGGGCTAAGCCCACGAAACGGGAGATAAAGAACGCAAATCGGCGGCGCGAAGCACAGTAACGCCGCCACCGCGGGGGCAGTCAGAAGCCCCCGCTTCTTTTGGATACAATCAAACGACCATGAATAAATATCTTCAAGAGCTCAAAGACAAAGGACTGGTGCCTTTACGGCTCGACAACAACACGGTGCTTTGGGTTACACCCGACAAGGCCAATGAGAAGTACAAAACACGCTACCTCAAGAATGCCGAGAGGTCGCGGAGGATGGCATTGAATTTAGATTAGTTATGAATTACGGATTACCTTATAAGGGTTCTAAGAATAGTATTGCGAAATGGGTTATTTCGAATCTTCCCGCGTCGCATACGTTCGTGGATTTGTTCGCCGGAGGATGTGCGGTAACTCACGCTGCCATATTGTCTGGTAAATTCGGACGTTTCATTGCAAACGATATTACGGAATATCCCCAAGTCTTCCGTGATGCCATCGATGGGAAATACCGGAATGAATGTCGATGGATCAGTCGGGAGGATTTCCTCCGTCTCAAAGATGACGACCCCTACGTGCGTCTTTGCTGGAGCTTTGGGAACGATATGAAGACATATATGTATGCTCCGGAGGTTGAGCGGTTCAAAAAACACATGCACGCGATATTTTCCGCGGGAACGCCCACGAGCGCGCGGTTGGCATGGAAAGGATTTGTCCGGGAATTTGCAAAAGTCCGTGATAAAATAGGAGAGCTGACGCAAAAGGTGCTGAAGTTGTGCGCAGCGTGCGACGTGGCACCTCAATACAATGCGGACGGCACATTGAATACAAAGGCGATACATACAGATGTTTTTCGGGTTAAATCAGCGTATTTGCGAAAATATTTACAGAACGCCCTGAAATTATCCGGTCTTACGAAAAAAGATGTCGACCGACGCCTTGGGAATTATATGGGTAGGCATTATTTTAGCGAATCTCAATGGATGTTGCCATCCTCTGAACAATACGAGAAGTTGCAAGAAATTTTACCGGCGTTAACTATTCCGTGGGCGCCCTTAAACGAAAGTCTGCAAAGTCTGCAAAGTCTGCAAAGTCTGGAAAGACTGGAAAGTCTGCAAAGTCTGCAAAGTCTGCAAAGACTGGAAAGACTGCAAAGTCTGGAAAGACTGGAAAGTCTGCAAAGTCTGGAAAGACTGAAACTGTCCCGAAAGGATTACAGCGATGTTGCTATACCGCCGGGCGCGACGGTATACTGCGACCCGCCGTATGCTAACACGTCGGGGTATATCGACGATTTCGACCATGAACGATTTTATAGATGGCTGCGCAGCATGGAATTCCCGGTGTTCGTTTCGGAATATTCCATGCCGGACGACTTTATATGCTTTGCGAGTATTGACAAAGCATGCACCTATTCATCATCAAAAACGATAAAACGCGTAGAAAAGATGTTCGTACACGAGCGGTGGGCGGATGCTGTGAGGCGTCCGGATGATAATGTTCAGGGGCGGCTGTTCTAATCCTCCCTGCGTCGCAATAGTATTACCGCCATAGTAGTATTGTCGGCTGGCGTCCTATCTACGAATAACCCCTAAAAGTAAGAAATTATGGATGACATTACCCGCGTCTGCCGCAAATGCGGGCAGGAAAAGCCGTTGGAAGAGTTTGTAAAAGATAAGACCCGCGAATTAGGTTATAGTTATACTTGCAAACATTGCAGACGAGAACACGCCTGTAAGTATCGTGCTGATAACCACGAAAAGGTACTGGAACGCACCCGCAAGTGGCGAGTTGATAATCCCGAAAAGGTGCGGGAGTATGACCGCAAGTATCGTGCTGATAACCACGAAAAAATATTGGAATATGGCCGTAAGCATTATGCTGAGAATTCCGAAAGGTACAAGAAATATTCCCGCAAGTGGCAGGCCGCTAATCCCGAAAAGGTGCGGGAAACACGCCGATATAAGCGCGAGATATTGTCTGACGGTTATTTAAGGCGTCAACTAAAACAACGCAACCTCCCCGTAACCCCAGAAACAATCGACTACAAACGTATTCAACTAAAGTTATACCGAGAAATCAAAAAACAACAAAACGATGAAAGAGATTAAGAACATCCGGGAATTGACGGCCGATTTGGGCCGCGTGTATGCAGAGCTTCGGGCACGAGAGATCGAGATCAAAGAGGCATCGGAGATTGCTAACATTGCGGGTAAGATCATCAACGGCGCAAAGGCTGAAATGATGTACCGAATCGCCCGTAAGGAGAAGCCGTCGATACCTTTTTTCGATGCCGATGGCAAATAATTTTGCAGATTCGAAATGATTTTCTATCTTTGCTGTTGCGACAGAACTACTTTACGTAGTCATTAGAAATATACGAACGTCTTTTGGGCGTGTTCCCGTTGCACTTCTACGCTACGTAGTTGTGGTTCTGTCGCAAGAATTAGGGGGCACGCCCTCTTTTTATACCATACATTAACCTAACTTGTGTTCAACAAATGCGACAGAACAACACAAGTGGTACCCGGGTAAATAACACCCAGACCACACCGCGCGCGAAGAAAAGCCGCACCGCATTCTACCGTTGCCATCTGAAGGCCAACAAACCCCTATTTTCATCTGATAGGGTCGATTACACCAACGTTATCCGCGCCACGTGCGAGGAGCATGCTTTAGGCTGTTTCCTTGCTCAGTTCCGCGTGCTCTATCCCGCGTATGCTGTCGTTGTCGGCACCATACTCGTAAGCCGGGTATTCCCCTCCAAGTCCAACCGTTAAAACAGGCCGCTATGGCACATCTTATCACCTTGTTGGCGTTCATCGCGCCGATTGCCGTAGTATTCGGCTGGGTGCTATCCAATCAGCACCGTACAAGTGAGATTGGAAAATTGCTAACCTCAATATTCGAAAGCCATGAATGAGTTTACGGAAATCACGGTTAAATGCGTGTGGACGACGATAAAGGGGCGCATTTGGCGAGCCCAATACCGCCTGCGGTCAAAGGCTGTCCGGATACAATCCAAGGCCATCTACCGGGCATTGAAGAACGAGAACAAGCCCCGTATTTACCGGGTTGAAATACGATAGCCCATGAACACGCAATATTACACGACAACCACGTCCCCGGTGCTGACGTTCGAAGAGTATCATGATATTCCGAGCGAACATATAACTGGCCAGCGGTCGACATTCTCCCAGAGGGCCAGAACGCTGATGGAGGTAGACCTAAAGTTGATTTATCGGGCTATCCGCGAAGCCATTCAGAAGGATATGCGCGGTGACGAAGACAAGCGGGTCTATACGGTGGCCTACAAAATATACGACATCAAAGCGATCCATCACTACGAAGTCCACGAAGAACAAGGTGGTGACAGCTATATGGATATTTGCGAGACCTATTTCAAAGTAGACCGCGATACCATCGAAATCATCGAGGTCAAGGATATCGACGGTGGCATGCACGCCGGGCAGTTGCACCGGCTAAAAGAATACGGAGAACAAAACAACTTATAACCATGGGAATCTATAGCAAACTGCTGGAAATCCAGAGGAGCGTCAGGGCGTTGCTTCCGAATGCTGATGGAAATAATTACAAGTACATCAGCGGTTCGAAAGTACTTGGCATCGTCCGTCCCAAGATGGACGAACTCGGTGTGATCCTCAAAACGGAGGTTCTCGACATCACAAATATCCGTCAGGATTATACCGTAGGCCGGGATCAGCGACCTAAATCCGAAATCCTATCGAGTGTAAAGATGCGTTTCACTTGGATTGACGTGGAATCCGGAGAGAAGGATGTATGCGAATGGAGCGCCAACGGGCAGAATGATTGGGACAAAGGTGTAGGCTCGGCAATGACCTACGGGGAGCGTTATTTCATTCTCAAATACTTTCATATAGCCACTGATGAAGATGACGTAGACCGGCTGCCTCGGCATGAGGATGTCGGCCCGGCTTCCAAGCCTACGCTTACTGACGAATTGCTGACTTTGGACTTGTTCGAAGAGATAATCAAGGCTAAGGAAAACGCCAAAGGAGCCAATAAGCGATTCTCATTAGTCGGATTCTTGGAGTCCAAGTATATCGTCGATCAAGAAATGCTTCCGAAAGTCAATGTCAAAGTTACCGAATATTACAATTTAACGAGGGAAAATAAAGCATGAATCAGCAGATAACACTATTCGGAGATACGGCATCCATTGCCGATCTCGCGGGCAGGGCCATCAGCGCCGTCGTAAATGGCGACATCAGCCCTATCGAGGCGCATATCCAGATCAGCCGCATGGAGAATGCGATCAAGCAATTCAAGGACGATACGCAGGTGCGTGATATCACACTCCGCGAACTGTCTAAATATGGCAAATCGCACCAGTTCGGGGACTGCCGGCTGGAGGAGGCCGAATCGGGCGTAAAATACGACTATTCTATGTGCGGCGACAGCAAACTGCGAGATATGTATGAAACGCTTGAAGCTTTAAAAGTGGACATCAAAGAGCGGGAGATGATGCTGCGCAGTATGCCTGCATCGGGCTTGGCGGATCCGGAGACGGGGGAAGTGTTGTTCCCGCCCGCCAGGTCGAGCAAGACTATTATCAAGACTACTTTTAAAAAACCACTGCAATGAATGTATCCAATTCCGATATGCGCAGGGTGATTCGGGCGATTGATATGCTTCGTCCGCTCCCTGAACAATCCACGCGCGAGTGGGATGCCATCCGCAGGTTAAAAATATTCGCCAAAAAACAACAACGAAAATATGGTAAACAAGGTCATCATCATCGGGAATGTAGGTTCTGATCCCGAAGTTCGTGTATTGGACGGGGGCGCCAAGGTTGCCAGCCTGAGTGTGGCGACGACCGACCGTTACACCGACAGGCAAACAAAAACCGTAAAGGAGATAACGGAGTGGCATCATGTGGTGGCGTGGCGCAATACCGCGGATATCGTGGATAAATACGTGAAGAAGGGGGCGCAGATTTACGTCGAAGGTCGGTTGCGAACCCGCGACTATACCGACCGAGATAGCATCAAACGATACATCACGGAGATCATGGCCGATACGGTCAGGATTTTGGGGCGCAGGGAATCCCAGGCTTCATGCACCTCTACTACCTCCCAAATGCAATCTGACCCCGACGATCTTCCCTTCTAAGCCATGGATACATCTGAACTTAAAGAGATCGAGGAAATGCAGCTCTTCATTGAAGCAGAACCGCCTACTGAGCCGCAGGCAATTTCACAGCGCATGTCAGAACTGAGTGTGCGTATGGCGCGTAGCGGCTATCTCCTGTCGAAGGCGAAATACGAACAGGAGTTGGCGATGCTGAAAGCCTCCCGGCTGAAAGACCTGATACCTCTGGCGCCGAGTATCCAAAAAGAAATACTTCGGGCGTCCTGTGCCGAGGAGAACAAGGTCGTTAACATGCTCGACAGGATCAACCGCACGTGTGTCCATCAAGTAGACATACTACGTACGCAACTGAGTTTCGAGAAGGAGCAGATGCGCCAAATAGGCTATAACGCATGACAGATTTAGAACGGGAATACGACCGTGTTTTCAGCCTTTTTATACGTCATCGAGACTGTCCGGGTGGGCGAGGTTTCTGCATCACCTGCGGGGCGCCCATAGCGCCTGAAACATGCGATTGCGGGCACTATATAGACCGAGCTCACAGGTCTACGAGATGGGACGAAAGGAATTGTCACGCCCAATGCAGGGTTTGCAACAGGCATTCTGCTGGTCGCATTGGAGTTTACCGCCAAGTACTGATCCGAAAATACGGACTTGCAGTCGTTGAAGAACTTGAACGCAGTAAGCACAGCGTATTCAAAATGTCGAGGTCGGAGATGTCCGATAAGATCAATTATTACAAACGATTAATTCGCAATGTGTAACACTTCAAATAACAGTTGGATTAAGATGTACCGCAGCTTCCTCGATTGGGAGTGGTATCCGGATACGAACTGCGTACGGCTGGCATTGCATTTCATTTTGAAGGCAAATTACCGGGCCAAGAAGTGGAAGGGTTTAATCATTGACCGCGGACAATTGGTAACCAGCAGAGGACAGCTGTCCGAAGAGACAGGACTTTCGGAGATGCAAATACGCACCGCAATAGACAAGCTGGATAATTGCGGGTTTATAACCAAGTCGGGAACACGCAAATATACTATCATAACTGTCTGTAATTATGACTTATACCAACAAGCACAGGATGGTTTTGATAATGGTTGTCAACCAACAGATAACCAACAAACAACCAGCAAACAACCAACAGATAACCAACAAATAACCACAACTAAAGAATATAAGAAAGAAAGAATAGAAGAATATACACACACACTGGTAGATACTAAAAAGGGGGTTGTAGGGGGAAAAGAGACGGAGGCCGTGGAACTCATAGAATGGATCGCCACGAACGCGCCATGTATTGCTTCGATGCCCGAGCCCATAACTGCAGCACAGGCCGTGTGGCTGTTGCAGGACTACAACGTGAAAGATATTCGCCGATTGATAGCTACCATGCAAAGCAAGCAGGCATACCTCAAACACACGAATGCCTATACGGCTTTTGTCAGTTACGCAAAACTCGACAAGGCGCTTAAGGATGGCGGGCCGCCAAGTGTGCAATCCGGGGAAAAGTATTACACACGGGATGAAGCAATGGCCTACATTCGATTCCGTCGTTTGGGCGGCTCTCTTAAAGATAATTTCACTCTTGAGCGTGTGAATGGGGTGTATTTGTGGCGCTTGAAAGCCCCAGTCCCCTCAGTTAACCTTTAACGAATAAAAGATGGATAACAATCAAATAATGAGTTGTCAAGAAGAGTATATTTCTCGGATAAAACATGAGCTTTTGGGATTTTTTACCACGGATCAAGTATGCCGTATTGTTGAATCCCTCTTACTTGTTTGCTCAGATTATCGTATTGAAAAACATTCAACCTCTATAGTTTCGTATCAACCGGAATGTATTTCCGAAGCACAATTTGTCGTTCAGAATTTTTTAGTTGCCAAGTCGGTCGAAGGATTCAGTCCTCGTTCAATAGCGTATTACCATCAAATTTTAAAGCAGTTTTTCGCCTCGACGACCACCCAGTTTCCGAATCAATCACTTAAATGCATCAGTTCGGATGTTGTGCGGTGGTATTTGGCCATGCGTAGTGTTTTGGGCAAAGTCAGTAAAGTGACACTGAATAATGAACGACGTGTATTATCGTCTTTTTTTTCATGGGCATCATCAGAGGGATATGTTCAGGTCAATCCGATGCTTAAAATAAAATCTATTCGAGTTGATAAACGAGTAAAGGAACCCTTTACGGATGACGATATGGAAGCTATCCGGGGTTCTGTCAGAAATAATTTTGAACATGCTCTGGTAGAACTTCTTTATTCAACAGGGATTCGCTGTTCGGAGTTGGTTCAAATACGCATTAGGGATATAGATTTTCAGAATATGCAAATGAAGGTTTTGGGGAAGGGCGGTAAAGAACGCTATGTGTATTTAAATGCCAAAGCGAAACGGGCCGTTCTGGCACATATGTCACATGGTCACGTAGATTGTTACCTTTTTCCTGCATCTCGGTCATCGAATCATATATCCACATCTTATGTTCGGCAGGTTCTGCATGATATAGGGAAGCGGGCCGGTGTCTCAGACGTACATCCGCATCGTTTCAGGCGGACTACCGCATCCATGGCTTTGAGTCGCGGAATGCCGATAGATCAAGTACAAAAATTATTAGGTCATTCGAACATTGAAACAACGACGTTGTATGCTATTACGGATGTTGAAAATGTGAAATCAAGCCATAAAAAGTATTTGAATTGATGAAACAGCTATGTGACATATTGGGAGCCGAAACCGTAGATTCTATTCCATATCGCCTAAATGAAGTTCTTTTTTACGGCGATTCCGACCGGGATCCTATTTACCGGGCTATATGTGATATGTATGCGAATGATTTAAGCTATGATTGGTTTTATGATTTTTATCAGAGCTTGTACGCACAACGCAAGGATTTGAAACAGGACTTTACGCCAAAATCTATTTCGGATGTCCTGTTGCGTATATCTTCGTCAGATTCAGCCAAAATCACCTATGAGCCCTCTGCCGGCACCGGGTCTCTGTTGATACGTCATTGGTGGAGATCGCGTAACAATTATTCGCTATTTAATTACAGTCCTATTGATCACATTTACATTTGTTCTGAAAAATCAAGTCGCAGCATTCCTTTTTTATTATTCAATCTCAGCGTTCGTGGTATTCAAGGTGTTGTATTTCATGAAGATACTTTAACAGAAGAGTGCTCGTCCATATACTTAGTAGCAAACATATTAAATAATCCCCTTTGTTTTTCACAAATAATTCGATTGAAAGATGAAAAAAACGAATATAAAATACTCTCCACAAGAGGAGGCGATGCTCAAGGAACTTTATTCTGACATGCAGAATTCCAATATATCTATTCTGCTCGGTCGTTCTGTGAATTCCATTGCTAACAAAGCATCTCGTTTGGGATTGAACAAGTCTAAATTGCATCTTCATAAAATAGCTGCTATGCCCAATAAAGGTAAATATAAATCAGGTCATGTGCCTCATAATAAAGGACGTCGCCAGCGGGACTGGATGAGCATGGCGGCTTTGTCTAAATGCACAGCAGCGCGTGTGCATCGACGTAAAAATACCCAAGGATATTTGGCTAAAGGTGTTCTGATTAAAAGAATAGACGGAAAGCTACGTAATGTGGCTCGCCATATCTGGGAGATTACTTTCGGGGCAATACCCGATGGTTATGTTGTGCATCATCTCGACGGCAATCTGCGAAATGTGAGCATAGAAAATTTAGAGTTACGTCGTAGGGGATGGAACTTAGGATACGACAGCGTAGCCGTAAAACAAAGTATTGCTTCTCGTCGTGCAAAGGCTCAACGCTGTAACTACCAAGGTAAATCAATAACAGAATGCCGATCTTATGATACAGATTGCATGCCTAATCCCATGGAGTTTATTATAAAACAGCAAAAATTATGACAGACCAAGTAACGAGCATCGAGCAGTCGAAGCGGCTGATCGAGTTGGGGGTGCCCGTGGAGAAGGCGAGCATGGTATGGAGATGGGGATGGGTTTGTGGTACAGTGGACGAAGAAAACTATGAGCTCAAAATTTGGCAGGAGTGTAAGATGGATAAGATTCTGGCCTATCAAGAGTTTCCTGAATCCTTTATTCCCGCCTTCACGGTCGCCGACCTGCTGGAAAAGGTGTTGCCGGATGTGATTCAGGACACCCACAACACTTACGAACTGACACTGAAAGCAGTGGTTGGCGGTGGATGGAGATTCTGTTACACCCCCGTACTTACCCAATTAGAAGCCGATAATATTGGGGATGAAATGGGCGATAACCTGATAGAACTTCTGTGCAACCGTATTGAGTGGATAGTGTCTAACGGATATGAATTGAACCGCCTTCGCTTCGACTATCGAGACCTGATCGGCGCCGGGCTGGCCGTCAGCGTTCACGATTTAAAACAGAATCCGTATGAGTGATGAAAACCAACAGACCGATAAACGACTGTTATTGCTATAACTGCCGGAAATACGAGCAGTGCCGGGACGAAGGAATGTTTGACGAGGGACGGGACATCATTGACTTCTGCGTGGACTATGAGGATGTGAGCTATCCCGATGACGATAACGACGAAAATGATTAAGTCATTAAAACCAAACTACTGTGGAAGAGAAGATGAACCACACAAAACCTAAAGGCGGCTATGTGTTTATGACGTATGACGAATTTCAAGCCCTTGCCGAGGTAATTGCAATGGCAGAGGGAGGGGTTGAATCGGCAGACGAAGATTTCGCTAAATACATGCGCAAGCATGTGCGAAACGCGAACAAATTGATGGTAAAATTCAACACGAGAAAGAAAAAATGAAAACAGGAATTGAGATGATCGCAGAAAGGGAAAGCAAGATATTCACGGCAAATGGAATGTCACGCGAGGAACTGAGACTGAATTACAATGCGGCCTGCAACGCCTATGTGGCCGCTTTCTGCGAAAAGCACGGCTACGATTATGAGCCGGATGCGTGGGTAGGCGACGACCCCGGAGGAATTGCAGAGGTCGGCGATCTATTCGTGAGCATGGCCGATATGCTGACGGACATCGACCGAGACGCTCCGAAGGAGGAATACATCAAGTACTACGACTACTGTATGCGTGTCGGAGGGATTTGTGACGGCAAACTGAACACCCCGAATTACGACAGCTGGCTGCGGGGATGCCCGCGGATGGACGAGGAGCAAATAGCTCGGCTGGAGGAATTGCAACGGGATGTGCGTAGTGCAGAGATGAATTTGAAGGTCGAGATCGACAGAATTAACAACCTCAAACAAGAATAGTTATGCGAGAGATTAAATTCCGAGGCAAGCGCCTCGACAATGGGGAATGGATATATGGCGACCTGCAAATTGGGGATGACGACCATATTCCAATGATTGGTACTGTCGGGCCGGGGCGTTGGGTAGAATATATACAGGTTGATAAAAATACAATCGGGCAGTTTACCGAACTCAAAGACAAGAACGGAAATGATATTTGGGAGGGAGATATATTCAAAGAAGACGGTAGCGGAATTGTGCGATCCGTCTTCCGAGTTCCCGGCGGTCTCGCTTTTGAGGATAATCCCGTATCGTTCGGCTATGACCATAGGTCGCCGTTATATCCGTATTCTCCTATTGCCGAAGCACAAAGCGTATCATGGATGGCTCAATGTTGCGAAGTAATTGGCAATATTCACGACAACCCGGAATTACTTAAAACTGAATAACCATGCAGAAGATAATGTTTAACGACCGATACCATCATACAAACGCGGTTATCGAGGAACGCAAGACCAGGGCGACGCAAATTATGGCTGGGATCGACTTTCCGGTCAACATGGTTATGGGGCGCGTCCTCCCCGACAAAGATGGGAAGATATATGCAGTTGCCAATGGGGAGAATATCATCGTGAAATTGCGCTACAAGGTCGGCGAGGTCGTGGCCGTGGCGCAATGCTACAACGATGTGGTGCGGGAATTTACGGATTTGGCGTTTGTGCCCGGAAGTACTAACAAAATGTTCGTCCGTGCTGACCTAATGCCCCACCAAATCCGCATCATCGGAATCCGCTGCGAGCGGTTGCGGGATATTTCGGACGAGGAGTGCATAAAGGAAGGAGTGTATGCAGGTTCGCAAGCATTAGAATACCCATACTATTTTATAGACACAAAACAATTCCTGATCTGTGATTATAAATCACCCAGAGAAGCCTTTGCCGCTCTTATCGACAAGGTGTCCGGCCGTGGAACATGGGATCGGAACCCGTGGGTGGTGGTTTACGAATTTGAATTGGTGAAATAGTATGAAATTAGCAATTACAATATGCAGACCGTGTAAACCTAAGTGTCTGTATGAATTTACTGGTGATATAGAGACAGTACGTGAAACTTATGTAGTTGATGTGCCTAATATGCCGAATGCGGTTGTCGAGGCTGCGAATGAGGGTAATGCCGAAGGCTGTGTTGTAGGTATATCGTTTATAAAGGAGCCATGAAATTCACAACCCCATGCTTTGTCCGTGTCGAGGATGCGGAAAAGCGAAAGGAGCTGACTTAATGGTTGGAAGGAATCGGGTATTATGTATGCTCCTGCTGCTTGTTTGGAGGCTGTAACACCCTGCATTGCTGTGGGATTGATCGGCTTAAAATCGCTTACGAGGTGCACGGGATCTGCGACTACGACGAGGAAACCCGATATTCCATCGACCAGTTCAAGGCTGAAAATGTTGCCAAAGGACACCCTGCCATAGACTGCGGCGAGAATATCGAGCTGTTTAAGGCACTGGCGGCGATGAACGACGAGAACGACCGCGAGCAGTGGTTTATCGCGGAGGAAGCGAAGGCATGGGTAAACCAAGGGCTGTATGCACCCATTGGGAGCTTCGAAAAATGCTTGCTGGAGCATCGGGTCGGTATCCCCGCCCGTAAGGCCACGGTTGAGGAGATTATCGAACATTTCAAAAAGAGGGAGAAATGATACGAGCAAGATTCTATATCAAATTCAAAGATTGCGGTAACGATTATCGGCCAGTTAAATGGCCGATCAAGTATCCGTATTGGTGTACGGGCGAAAGCGTCGACGCTTTCGTTATTGTCGCCTATGCCGAAAATGTCGAGCAAATAAAGGGGCTATGGCCGGAGGCTTATATGATCGAATGCGAGGAAGTGAATGAAATAACCTTCACTACAAGATTCCCAAAACCGAAGTGGTACAATTCGAGTTCGAATTGTTGAAATATCGAGATTCTCGCAAAATCAAGATAAAATGCAGAAAAATGAGAACCTTACAGTATTCGAAGCTGTAGCAGCCGATGCCGTATCATACGCTGATGCCGTCCTTGAAGAGCTGGAGAAAACGGAGAAGAAATTATGAAAAAGCAATATAATGAAAGGCCTACAACCATAATAGTTTGGCTGGTCGTAATACTGGCAATAATAGTTATGATCGCCTTTACCGGAATCAAGCCGGCAATGTAAAGGGCTCCCTGATCCGGAGCCCTTTGCGTTTGTGGCGCTCTCAAGCCCCACCTTTGACACATCACTCCAAAGGTAGCAACTTATTTCGATTAAAGCAAATGGGGAGAAGGGCGGAAGGGCGGCCAACTATCGCCGACTATACGGTATGGACAAATGAACTGAGCCGGGAAGAACTGATGATAATTATACATGGCATATGCAATCATCGGATCAACCAAGCGAAGAGGAAGCTCCAGTTTTTGCGGGCGCAGCGCGACAGGCGCCGAGCCACGCGGGGTAAATACAGGGAACCGAATCCGCCTATTTCGTGGCGGAGGTTTAAAACAAAGGAAAGAGATCATATTGACGGACGGCAACAGGAGTTGCCATTTTAAATAATTAGGTGGATATGGAACAAGATATTTATGAAGAATTAAAGAGTATAAAGCAGTATCTATTGTTGGGAGCTAAAAGCGCCTTAAATATGGATGATGCAGCTTTACTTACCGGGTTGTCAAAATCTCGCTTATATTGTCTCGTCAGTAAAAAACAAGTTCCTCATTATAAAAAAGGCAAATCAACCTACTTTAACAAAAAAGAATTAGAAAACTGGATGCTTCAAATTAGAGTGTCTACGGATGAGGAGGTAGAGCAACAAGCTGCACAATATGTATATAATAAAAATTGAGTATATTTGTTGTGCGAGATTTGTGTAGCAAAGGGGCTGTTTTATGCTTTTTGTTACTCGTTTGTTACCTGATTTCCCAAGATATAACCTAAGTGTTTGATTTACATTGTATATAATATATTATCTACGACAACTTCGGCTCGTAAATCAATGCAGCAAACTCACGACAAATACTAATTAACAAATGACAAGTAAAGCCCCTGTTTTATGGGGCTTTACTTATTTTTGACAATGTGATTTTTAGTGTATTCTCTATCGTCATATTGTTGTTACTTGTCGTCAATTTGTTACTCGTTTGTTACTCTAAATTCAAATTATTACTATCTTCGCGGTAAACTCATTACCCATGACTACTGCAAAGATTAAAGAGCCAGTCAAATTAAGACGCAAACTATTAAAGAATGGGAATATTTCTTTATATCTTGACATTTACCAGTCTGGCCATCGTGTTTATGATTTTTTACATTTATATCTTATCCCAGAACACTCGAATGCTGATAGGATAAAAAATAAAGAGACGCTTAGCTTGGCGAATGCTATAAAATCTGAAAAAATCGTTGAAATGCAGAATCGCTCTCATGGTTTTTCTAATTCAAAGGCGCAGGTTAAGTTACGTTTTATTGATTATCTGCAATCCGAATCGGCACGATACCTGGAAAAGGGAGGGAGGATGTATGCTCAGAGCATCAAGAATTCAATAAATTATCTGGTGGCATACTCTGGCAACAAAATTACATTCAAACAGGTTGACAAGCAATATTTGCAGGGATATATTGAATACCTTAACAAAGTTCGAGGGCGTGGAGGAAAGTTATTAACTGGCGCAACCAAGGCGCTGTATTTTCAAGTATTATCTACAGCTTTGAATAGGGCTGTTAAAGAGGGGATTATCGAAAAAAATCCTGCTGATTTCATATCAACAGAAGATCGCCCAGAAGCCGAAAATAAACCCCGTACGTTTCTTGTGATGGAGGAAATCAAAAAGTTGATTAACACGCCCTGCGAATATGATATGGTTAAAAGGGCATTCCTATTCAGTTGCTTTTGTGGGTTGCGCTTGTCGGACATTCAGAAATTAAGATGGGAAGATATTGAATGGATAGATGACGATAAAAGGCAAGTGCGCGTAATACAGCAAAAAACAGGCGCGCCAATTTGGGTGCCCCTTTCTGCAAATGCCTTAAATCAGTTGCCTCAAACAGAATGTGAGACCGGGATTATATTTTCTCTCCCAATGGTATGGGTGATTGAGAAATATTTAGATAAATGGGCTAAAAAAGCGGGCATAAAAAAACATGTGACTTATCATGTATCTCGTCACACTTTTGCAACATTGCTAATAACTTATAAGACAGATATATACACTGTATCTAAGTTGCTCGGTCATACTAATATCCAAACAACTCAGATATACGCAAAAATCATTGACGAAAAGAAGCGTGAAGCCGTTGATTTAATCCCGGAAATATAACTACATCGTATTCATCAATTCGCATACGACGGCAGCGAATATGGGTGCGCAGCATTCGCTCACTTCGAGCATCGCCATCCAGTATTGGGTGTCATCTTTTTCCATGTCCATTACATTTACAACAGGTGAATTGGTGCACATCTTCCCATAGCGCCTGGTTTATTTCGCCGGTAAGGTATGCTACCTCTTCCCCGGCCATCGGCAGGCCGAGGGTAAGGGCTACATCATCTACGAGGTGCCGCAGTTCGTGCTCAAAGCTGTTGAGAAATTCCCACGGCGAGGAGTGCATCCCTATTACGATGACACTTTGCCGATGCTCCTTGTTGGAGTAGGTGAATCCCGTATCCATTTCGCACTTCACCATATTCCCCTGTACGCGATGAAGAACCGTATCAGGGCATCCGATGTCGGTAAGGGACTTGAGTATTTCGCCCGTATAGTAGCACGTCACGGCATAATATATGCGTAACGTCCAACCATACTTGTGAATACTCAAGTCCCGAATCTTCATTTTTCCTCCCTTTTTCCGTACTTGCGCCAGTTTCGCGCCAGCCTTCTGCGTTGTGCCCGGTTGAAGCGCTTGTTCTCGAATACGTCGTTCACCGCCCCGGCAAGTTCCTGGTACTTGTCGGCAGGCAGGTTACGGACGAGCGTTGCGATATTTTTCATCGATTTCGTCGTTGTCGTTTGTGAATTCGCTGATCTGGGGATATTCTTCCATGGCTACATCATCTCTTCCCACAGGATGGGTGTTCCCGAGCCGATGGTATCGGCATAGTAACGTGTAAATGGCAAGCCGTCGTAGCCGTCCTCGTCATTGATATAGTCACGTATGAACATCGCCAGGTATTGTGGATTGGGTATCGACGACCCGAAATAGTCCGCCAATGCCATGTTGCAGACGTACACGCAGTCATAGCCCTTGTCCTTTTTGAGTTCGATGCCGTACTGCTTGAGCAGCGCATCCACCTTATCCTTAGAATAGGGCTCGATCTTCTTGCCGTTCCTGTCCTTCATGCGGGATACGGCGAATTCGCACATCTTCTTTGAAAAGTGCCAACCGTAATTTTCGAGATATTCCCGGAACCCTGCCGGGAAGTTTTCATGTGTATCTAACCTGTCCATATTTTTCGATTTAAAAATAGGAGAGGGCACTGCGGCCCCCTCCCTCCGGTTTACCGCCTGCGATACCGCGAATAGGGGCCTGTACCCCTTACGCCACGGCGTTCGCCGTAGGCGTCGTCATACTCATACCCGCCGCGGTCATACTCGCCACGTTCGCCGTAGCCGCCACCTTGTCCGTAGCTGCCACGCTCACCGTATCCGCCACGGCCTTCACGCCGGCCTTCTTCAAAGCCTTCTTCGTAGGCGCGTCGGAGCTCCCGCTCCATCTCCTCTTCGTGGCCGCCGAAGCCGCCACGGCCTTCACCTATGATTCTCCAACCCATAGTTACTTTGTTTTTGCAGGTGGTTCAGACTTGACAAGGCTCCTCAGTTCTTCCGCCGTCGGTATCTGGCTCAGCCGTTCGTTCATGTCAGCGAGCATCTTCCGCAACTCCCTGTTTTCGGCTTCGAGCTCCTTTGAACGCGCAGCTTCGGGGTCGAGCTGCATCAGGATCTCGTCGTAGACCTTCAGGTTGGCTTTGTGCCTGTCGAATGATTCCACGATGTCACGGCTTGCCTGCTGTGCCTCCATGATGGTCGGCTTCAACACTTCACGTGTCGTCGCTACGGTAAGGCCGTCTTTCGAAACGATGTCCGCTTGCATAGGGACGCCCCAGGGCTCGTTGCCCTCTATCGAGATGTTGATGAATTGCGGCATCGGCGAGAATTGCCCGGGCTTTTGGGGCGGGAAATACGGTGCCGATACATCTTTTACGTTGGCTGTATAAAACTTAGGCTGTTCCCTGTTGTCGAAAACGTAGACTAAGGAGCCTTTTCTCAAGTTCTGAAACATCTTGGTTAATGATTTGTGAAAGATAGGGGAGAAGGAGCCCTCCTCCCCGTCTTTCGGTTAATTGTTTTTTTAATTCAGACGGCACCGGTCATCAATTGCAAAGTATCGGTCTGCTTGTCATACCATATCTGGTATACCCCTGACCCCGGAATATCCGATACTGTAACATTTGCTCCGTTGTACGTCGTCAGATTCTTATTTTGCCCGTTGGTTTCAAACAGCACGGGAAGTGTTCCCGTTGTGCCGGCAGGGATTTCCTGTACCAACTCAACCAGCACGAGTCCCCGGTACCACGAATTTGCAAATGCGTGGTTGGGAAAGGAAAACACAACCCCTGTGGTCTCCACTGTCACGCCTGTAGTTTTTAGTACCGGTATGCCTCTGCGGTTAACATACTGAAATGGGAATACTGCCATATTTTTGTATTTTAAGTTATTATAACTAATTTTACATCGGGATAGGTTGGAGTCATGACCAACTGATAAGGGCTTGCCAAACGTCCTTCCCTCTTTTTCTCGTTTGGCACCACTAAATTGTTTGGCAATGACAAATCGGGAATTCATAGAGAGTGTTGCTCTCGAAGGAGAAGAATGGCGTATTATTGATGGTACGCTCGGCTATTTCGCGGTATCTGATTATGGTAGGGTTTCATCGCTATCCCATCGCGTGAGCGGAGGTAATAACAATAGTTGGACGACTAAACCTCGCATATTAACTCCTCGCCCAAATCGGGGAGGATATTTGAGAGTTAGACTTACATCCCTACACGGAGTAGATAAGACTGAATTAGTCCATAGGCTTGTTGCTAAAGCGTTCATCCCCAATCCTAATAACTATGCATATGTAGACCATATAGATGGGAACCGGACGAACAATGTGGCACGTAATCTTCGTTGGTGTACTCGTTCAATGAACATGCTTAACCCTGTCACAAGAGAGTGTGCAGCAAAAGCACGAAGAATACCCAACAAGAAAAACAGAAAGCCAATTGTCCAGATTAAAAATGGAATATTGGTTGCAAAATATAAAACAGCATCCGAAGCCCATCAATTACACGGATTTCACATCGGAGGAATATATGAATGCATTCGAAAACCAACTCGCACATTGAAAGGATTTCATTGGCGCTGGCTTTCGGATTGGGAAGCCTCTTATCAGTAAGTCAAAGAACATTTCACCTATCGGCGAATAATAGCATTATCCCCAAAATCCGCCGCTCCCCCCAAAGCCAAACCCTGCACCATATCCGAGACCATATTGTGCGGCAATACACGTAGGCACACCGACAATAGGCGAATAGGGCACGGTAGCCGTTTCGGGCAGCTTGCACTTGATGCTATTCACGTCATTCTGCAAAGCCGCTACAGCGGCGTTCACGGGTGCTACAGCCTGTCCTACAACACCGGCCATGTAGGCGTTTTGGTGTTCGAGGTTGAGCTGCGTGGTCAGCGTGCTGTTCTTTTCGCGCAGGGCATCAATTTTATCCTGCAATGCAGCTGCCTGCATTTGATCCAGTTTGGAAATTATCGCTGTAGTCCCGCTTTGAGAAGTTTCGCGAATTGTGTTTTGTAAATCACAGGTCTGACGTTGTGTTTCATAGGCAACGCTACTGAATCCGCGCTCCATGCCCACATTGACGCCATTGATGGCCTGCTTCATATCGCAGCAGCACGCGGCGATCTGGTTGCCGATTTGGCATCCCATCGACTGTACAGCGTTGATGATCTGCTGGCTTGACATGCCGAGGGTGCCCTGGATGTTGCACAGCGTGTTCTGAATCTGCTGCGTAGAGCAGTTGAGCGACGATGCCAGCTGATTGATGGCTGCGCCGTTCCCTTGGATTGCGTTCATAAGAAGTTCCCGTCCGGCGTCACCGTTGAGCTGCGCAGGAAGGCCATTGGCGTTGTTACCGCCGAAGCCGTTGCCACCAAAGCCGCCCCAGCAGAAGAACAGCAGGATGATCCAGATCCACCAGCACCCGTCACCGCCCCATGCACCACGGTTGTTGTTACCGTTCATGAGTGCCGCTACGAGGTTGGGATCCATGCCCTTGTTGCCCATCATTGACGAGACGAGAGCCGCGATGTCAAGGCCGCCACCCGAGCCGCCTCCATCGAAAATATAAGTTTTATCCGAACCCATTTTTAATAATTATTGAATGATTGCCGCCCCTGTCAAGGCCGGGCGTTCACCTGTTGCAACATTGCAAAGGTGGCTGCGGGCGGCAGGCATATCAATTCATTGGGGCGCAGATGGGAGGCAACTTCTTCGCAATAAGTTCGCACTGTATTTCGAATATAGGGTGGCTGTATCGCTTGCGTTCATCGAACCCGGCGACCATCTTCTCTATGGCGCGTCGGGAGAACCGCATCATCCGGGCGATGTCGGTGGTGTACATGCCGTTTTTATGGCAGAAGTGTACGAGCATGTAGCGCGCATCGACCACATCTTGAAATTTATCCTTCGAAAGGATTTGTTCCTTAGCTATTTCAGTTTCAAATGCAACACATTCGAGTATTTGTGCAAAAAGCTCTGATTTACGCATATACTTTCCCGATTTTTTATTATAAATTTGTTATACCACTATACAAAAAGCCAACACACCGATTCAAGGAATAAGTCCTCAATGTGGTGCGTTGGCACAATCGTATAGTGGTATATGCGGGAAAGCGTTGGGGACTTTTTTATGCCCGTACCCCAAGGCCCGTTATTCGGTTACAACCGATTGGAAGTCATCCCAGTATATGTAAATCATCTCTTCCATTGCGCGTAGTGTTTTCGTATTTCAAGGTATTCAGGGTTATCTTCATGGGCATATGCTTCCTGTTCGAAAGTTATCCTTCGGTACTTGAAGCCGTGAAATACCCAATCCAATAGGTAGACGATGCAGAAGGGCACATATAACAGTTCTTTCATCTGTGCGGTGTGTATCGCTTCGTGGTTTTTATTTTTATCCGACAACGGGCGGGCGGACTTGCGGGCAAATACGATCCCGAACAGATTGATAGCCTTGTATCCCTTGAAGGGGATGATGTCGTTATAAATTATCTTCATACCTGTCAGAATTGCCATAAAATAACACCTACTCCTACGCCGACCGTAGGCTGGAACCCTTGCGGCGTGTACGCCGCCCCGACCCCGGCAGTCAGGGCGAAGCGGCTTCGCCGGGTGACTACCTGCTGTCGGAGGGTCGTGCGGTCGTATGTTTCTATCCAGTCGAGCGTCGGCCGAAGGTTGCCGATCCGGGGCCCGCTGACCTGTGCCCGGTAGGTGCTGTCCGAGTAGGGGCGCGTTTCCATCGCCACCTTCATCTGCACGCTGTCTGCCCCGACTTTCACAACGACGGTCTCCGTCACCGTGTCGGGCGGCGCGAAGAGCAGCATCGGCACCGAGATGTCGGCGAAGCGGTACGTGCCGGGCAGTGGCTCCGGCCGCGGGTAGAACACCGTGTCGATGCGCGTCGTTTCTTCGACAACCACCGACGCGGCACCCCGGCGGTATCCCCAGCCGAAGAGGAGCGCCCCGGCCGCAAGGGCGGCGAGCAGGTAGAGGAGCAGGCGTTTCATGCCTTTACGAACAAATCCCACCCGGCCTGCACGTCGAGCATCTTGGCCTCGACGCCGTTCTCTACGAACGACATGGCTGCAACGATGGGAACCATCACGTCGCGGTTGGTCGTGGTGATCCGACTGTCGGCGGGCACCCCCGATCTTTCCGCCACGGTGCGGACATAGGCGTCCGTGTGGTTCTCCTCCGACGGGGCCCAGCGGCCGATCATCTTGCGGATCGTGTCCAGCCCGTAGTTACGCTGGTAGTTGTTCAACAGCTTGAAGGCAGCCCGATAGCCGTATGCTACCGTCGTAAACTGCGCAAAACGCTTGTCTTTCGACGGTACGACCTCGCCCTGCCAGGGATTGCCGCCCCGTGTCTTCTCGATGTTAAGCGGATTATTGTTCCGCAGCCCGCGTGGTGTCATTGCGCGATGTGTTTAGTGTACAGGATATGCCCGACCCATCCGGCCATAGCACAAACAACTCCCACGAGGATGTAACGCGGGAATACGATTCCGAGCACTACGGCCACGGCCGCAACGATGCTCCATACGATCCATTTCTTTTTCATTTGTCCTTTTGTTTTTGTTTGTAGTTTTCCAAATAGGGAATCTTTTTAATCATCTCGAACGAGAGCACATAGTACAGGAAGTCGATGTATCGGTTCTTCGGGAATATGCGGTTCAGGTTCTTGAGGATGTTGACCCCGTAGAAATATATCAGGGCATATACTGCGAGCGAGATCGCCGACATCGCCCCGTCGTGGTTGTCGATGTTGTCCCCGACGAGCAGTATCATAGCCATCAGTCCCGATATTACCGCAGCCTCGGATATGCACTTGAAAGCCTTGCGGAATATGAATCCTTCGTGCTGTACGAGCACGCCGGCGAACAGGCCCGTGAAAAAGTTCGCGGCGAATATAATCATGCAGGCCGTCAGTATGTCGTGTATGGGGGCTATGGCGTTGAACATGTACACCAGGGCACCGATCAACACCTGCCATACTTTTTCGCAGAGCCTTTCTATAAATCTCCACAATGCTTCCATAGGGTGTATTCTATTGTTCGGGCAACACGTTTGTCTGCGCCTGGGGCGCCGCTTCCGACTTCTCCAATTCTGCGATCCTCTGTTCGAGCCGTTTCAGCACCGCGGCTAATGTTTCTCCTTCGGAAACAAGCACGGCCTCGGCTACGGTTACGGGATAGAACGGCTCGCCGTTGGGCTTGTTGGTCATATACATCTTCATTGCTCAATATTTTGAAAGTCCATAACCGTTTCTTCGGCGGCCAGCTCTTCGGCACGCCGGGCCCTCAGCTCCGCAAGGGTCTTTTCATTCGCGTTGTACTCCGCGTTGGCCGCTTCGTACTCCTCATAATCCAGAGGATAGGTAGCCCGGAAGTCAAGGCCGGACTTACTGCATTTGGCCGCCCTATCGTCGGACTTGGCCATGACTGCCCGTAATTCGAGCTGCCGTGATTCGAGGGTGTCGATCTGTCGTTGTGTTTCCATGGTTCAGATAATTATAAGGCGCAGACCGGGCGGGACGAGAATTTATAACACTTGCCTGTATAGCCCAGAGAGCCGTTCCCTCCGTTATAAATGTAGATGTAACTCTCCTGCATCTCGCATGAAGTATGGACATAATAATAATAACCATAGCACGTGGTAGCTTTCAAGCGTAAGAGCGTACGGTTTACAGGGTCTTTTTCCACGTCAGCGACGAAACGCACCCTGTCGTGCATCAGCAGGTAGACCTCTTCCGACGACGGCAGCCACCATGCCCCCGCCTCCAGCCCCGTCGTCATTCCGTCCACGGTGATGCCGAAGTCGAGGGCTGCGGCGGCAGCCGGGTAGCGGTACTGTGTTTTGCCGTAAATATCCTCGAAGGTAAGCCGCCCGATCAGGTTCGTGTTGGTCTTGCCATCCTGCAACATCGTCCCGAACTCCGTAGGATATTGTGCCATGTGCTCGGCGAACAGGTAGTCCTTGTAGGTGGGATACACGGCAACCAGATCGGGGTTGTCGGCCTCGGTGAAAACGCTCTCCCGAATGACTATGCCGCTTCCCGGCTTTTGTCCTGTGGCTGCCTGGCCTCTCTCCGAATAATATTCCGCGAACTGGTCGAGGACACCACCTGCCATATTTGAATTCACACCATTCTTGCGGCGAATTTCTTCTCTGGTTCCTTTGATAAGTATCCCCGTGAGTGTTGTCTGATAGCTCACGTTCTCCCGAGGATAGGTGATTTGGCAGCCATTCGTAACGTTGATAAGCACATAATTGGGCGACCATGTGTTTATCGACATGACAATTCGTGCCCCTGCTTCATCGACAGAGGCTGTCCAGCCATAAGTGTTTTTGATCTTCTCGTCCGCATTGATCTGCGCGGCGATATCCGCGAGCGTCGCACCCGGGGCATAAGTGAATGCGTGGTCGGTATTATAGATACGAAGCGTGAAGGTTCCCCCCGCAGACAGTTCGAAGCCAGATAGGGCGACCTCGTAAGAGTACGCCCAGCAAACGCTGCTTGCCGCATTGCGAAGCGACACGATCAGCACCCGCCCGCCCTGCCGGGCATAGACCACGGCCACGGGGACAAGCTGCGGCGACAGCTGCTCTGCAACAAGCGTCGCACCCTTGACGAAGCGGATAGTCCCCGTGGTCTTGTCGAAGACCGCGAGGTCGCCCACCCCGGCGGCCGGCTTGTCCACTACGACGTTCACGCCGTCGTAGATGAGCGCTCCGTCGTCCTCGATGTAGGATACCGCCGACTGTGTGTCCTTGCGGTTCTTGTCGGCCGTGTAACCCGCCTTGTCGGCGTATTTGTTGACTTGTGACATGTTGTATGCAGTTTAAGCGTTCTTCCAGTCCGACACCGCGCCGTTGCCCACGGAGTGGTAGACCGCGTTGTTCTTCGTATCGACATAGAACTGCCCCGCGCGGTCGGGGGCTTTCGTCGGCGCACCCTCGCCCGTGACGACGAGGTTGTTGTCGCCCCACACACCCAGTTTTTTCACCTGCAACTCCGGGATCAGCACTTTGCCCGAGAGCATTTCCATGAGCAGCCTTTCGAGGTGCGTCACGCGCGCTTCGAGCGTGCAGTCCGAGTGCGCGATAACCGAAATTTCGCTGAACGAAGCATCCGACCACGGCGTGAGCTTGTGCCTGGACAAGAAGTCGGCATCGGTGATCTCCGGCCCCGTCGTGTAGTAGGTGTTGCCCAGCAGCGTGACGTCGACCTGTGTGAAGGGAGCGCCGCCCTCCACGTCGGGCATGTAGAGCGCTTTGGTTCCGTCGAGCGACAGCAGGCGGCAGCCGATGATCTCGACGGCCATATTTTTCGCCGCAGCATCGGTGCTTGCGTGGATGGTGGCCGCGCCCGTCGAAGTGCCTACGTGCGTGTCGCTGACGCACTCGCAGCCGTCTAACCGAATGGTCTGGTTGTCGGCAAGGCCCGCGCCGACGGGTGAATGGCACGTACTGAAGAGTTTGCAGTTCCGAATCGTCGTGAAATATCGCTCAGATGCGGCAAAGACCGAATCGACATGTACGCAGTAGCAGGCTTGGTGACCGCCGGCGCTGGCGTCCGTATAACTTTCGTCGTTCAGGCAGTTGACGGTCATGTTGGCGACGGTGCATTCGCCGCCCGCCTCGATGATCTTGGCGCGGTTCACGGAGTTGTTCTCATACGAGACGATGACGCCGTCGCGGCTCTCGCCGATAAGCGATATGCGGTTCGCCCCCTTGTTGATGATCGCATACGGGTAACCCATCGCCACATTCTTCGGGGCCTCGTGATCGTAAAGGCCGTTGCGGATAAACACCGTAACCGCGTTGTTCACGACATCGAAGGCGTCCCTTGCGAAGTCGCACGCCTGCGCGACCGAGAAGAAATGCCCCGTCCCGCCCTCGTCCACGGTGAAGGAGTCCGTGTCGAAGTTTTTCAGCGTGGCCCGGCTCTCGGCATCGCACCATGCGTCATAGTTATTGAGCGTGACGATCAAATCCTCGATGGTGACCTTCTGGCCGATATTGGTGGCTGCGGATATGCTGGTGCCCACATTCAGCCCTCCCGCTACCGACGCCGCCTTGCCGCGGTAGTAGATTTCGTAGGTGCGGTCTGCCTTGAGGACGAACCAGCGGCCCCGCTGGTCGAGATTGTCCGAATAGGTAATGATCCGCAAAGAGCACTCTTTGTCCACGCGCAGCTTCATGCGCACGAAAATAAAGTCCGAAGCTGCGACCGGGATGCGGCTGGTCAGGGAGAAGTTCGACGTCACGCCTGACTGCGTAGGCGTAACGACCATGCTCCGATCCGTGATGTCCGAGCCCGTATTGTTATAATAGCTCTTCGTAAAGTCCTTGAGGATGTAGGCTACGTGGTCTTTGTAGCCTAATTCAGTATTCAATTCTTCCGAAGTCACATATCCGGAATCATTTTCCAGTTCGGACAGTTTCGTGGGAAGCTCCGTGCGGTCGGCCTTGCCCTGAATCATCTCCTGCAATGCAAGTGTCAACTTGTCCCAGGATACGGTGTTGTTGAGCAGGGAGGCGCGGATTTCGGAGCCTTCGACCGTAACCTGTATCTCGGAACCGATAGAGCCGACATATACTTTCACGAAGTCAGAAACCGGGATGGAGGATATGGAGCCGTCGGCATTTACGAACTCGATAGATTGGGTATCCTCGTTGTAATGCAGCCCCATCATCTCGATAGGCAGGTCGATGATGAACTTGGCACCGCCCTTTGTCGTGAAGGTCAGCTCGTAGGTTTTGTCGTTGAACTCCGGCATTCCTACGCAGGTGTTGAGCAGTTCCCGGATGTCGGGATGCGCCGTGGGGGAGGTGTTGTGCCGCTCGATCTGGCCGCTGACGTCCGGGGTGGGAATTTCTGAGATCGCCTTGTCTGTATAGTTTTTGGCTTCGGTCAGTGTCTGCGCATCCCCGCCGGATATGTTGCTATTGAGCTCCTCGGACATAGCGTCAAACGTATCGCCGACATTATTCCATAGCTCCGCCGCCTTGGTGTCCGTGTACGACTTTGCCTCAGCCAGCGTGCCCGCTGCAGCCTCCGTCAGCTCCTTTTTGGACACCTTGTCGGACAACTCCTTCCTTATCTCCGTGTCGTCGTAGTTGGAGAGCCCGGCCAGCTTCTCCTTCTCCTGGTCAGTGTAGTCGTTCGTCGAAAGCCCTTTCCCTTCTTCCTTGTCGACCTTTGCGGCAAGGGCTTTTGTTGTAGCATCCTGCGACATGGCAATATACTGGCTGTCGCCAGTACTTTGCGCCAAATTCAGCGAAGCCCGCAGGTTCGGGGTGAGATATGACCCGGTTTCGTTTGTTATCCGGAGAATATAACTGTCCTCACTATCCTCCTCGACTTCGATAGAGGGGGAAAACCCTTTGAGCATCTGCAACAGTGCCACAATAATTTCTGCGGGGAGTTCCGTTTCATCGCTTTTCCCCGGCCATAATTCTATAGTCTCGACACCCGGGATTTCAATATCCATTTTCCCGTCAGGAAATTCGTCATCGGGAATATCCATGTCGAGAATGTAGCCCAATGTTCCGCACCCGAGCCTGTGATGATCGAAAAACACTATTGCCGCACCCGGGAGCGTGTCGACGGGCTTGCAATTGATGTAATTTTCTCCATCGAATGACGCTACGTATTTGTCGACTGTATGTGTCGACGGGGTGCTGAATGTAATACGCCACGGATAATCGGGCAGTTTATCCGAGTTGAAGCGGATAATAAGCCTGAAATCACTATGGTAATTTATGTGTGTAACATTCTCCACGTTACAGGTGTTTGGCGTCATTATTCTTTGGCGGGAATCATTACCGATGTGGTGGCATAGCTGTCGTAATCCTTGCCCAAACTCGCAAATTGGTCTCTGTTGTCCAGGTTCTGATGTATCCACCATTCTGCCGCTTCTGCAGTCATGTTCGCATTGGTTATGACCTTACCTTTGTAGCGAAATGCTCCTTGTTTGAGGACATATCCGCCATTATCCGTGTTGTCCTGTTTCATCTTGATTAAAATGTGCGTTATCGCGTCTTTGTACTTGTTCGGGCAGTTTTGGGAAAAACTGCCAGCGAACGATTTCCCGGTTACCATCTCGTAATGGGATTCTATCGTCCGCTTATCCGAAGCGGTGAGAGAGGCGTTTAACCTCTCCCTGTACCATACTTCGGGATTCATCACGAGGCGGGCGACAAAAGCGAATCAAGTGCCGCCTTCGTAGTCTCGTAGTCCGTCGAGAAGAAGAATATTTGCGGGGTTTTGGCGCCTTCTTCGATCATGTCGACAGTCCAGCCTCCCTGCGTGTCGTCACTGTACTTGTCAAGGGTTGCGTTCTGCCCGACGGCGCCCTGCTCCCAGCCTATGACGGCGAATGCCTGCTCGCCATTCGCTCCCTTGTTGTTGTTCTCGTAGATGATGACGTACTTGTTCTGCTTGAGTGCGGATACATTGAGGGCGTTCGTCGGAGAATCCGCCAGCATGACGATAGGGATGGTCTTGTTAAAGGACATTCCGATTGTGGCGTTCTGATCCTCGTATGTGAGGCCGCTGAAAGGTGTGTTTGAGGGAGCCGAAGCAGTGTATGCCTTCTTTCCGGTTCTGAGGACGAGGGTGCTGATTACGTTTCCCGCAATCCTCGATGCCTTACGGTCGATGTCCTCTTTTTTGATGATGTAAACGATCTTCTCGACACCCTTGCCGTAATCGTCGTTACAGTCATTCAGGATGTTCGCGCCAAGGTTCTCGGCGCATGCGTTTTGTTCTGCCATTTTTCAGCCTATTTAGTTTTACAAAAAGTCACTAATAGAGCTTTATGGCCGCCGACAGATATGTTGGATGTACGCGTCATTTCGTTTTGTCGTCTGTTGCTTATCTCACCATAAGCTCTGATGCAAATATGCCTGTGTGCATTTAAATAACAATGGGGCACACTATTTTTTTCTACCCAATTTTGCAAGGTTGGCTGCTACCTTCACCCGTCTCTGTCCGTTGTCAATGTCTTTTACGAGGACGATAGGAGACGGGAGGTTGAGCAACACCCGTTCCATCATTTGTTCCACGCCCCTCATTCCGTCTCCGCGTTGGGGTAAATTGGATACCTGGATGGCATTACCCCCACTGGAAACATTCATAGCCGACAATACGGCACCCCAATCATTCACGGCTTGGGCGGTCATAATGGCCTCGCCATTCGATACCCGGGCAACAATGCTATCGGAGGTGCCAGTACCGGGCCCTGTAATAAGACCGCCGGATGCGTATTTAGGGATCTGCGTGGAATCAAGTTGCTGCGTAGCTTGGGCAATGGCTGCGATAACAGCAGCAACGCTTGAGGCAATCGTAATAGGCAGTAAAAACCAGGGTGCACCATTTGCTCCGGCAGCCACTGCATTTGCAATAGCGGACGCTTGAGCTAAAGCTACTTGAAATACAGCGAATGTTTTTGCAAATGCAGCATATCGTTCTCCTTCACCACCGAGAGCATCGAACATTGAAGAAAAGGATCCGGCAGCACCGGAAATTGCCGATACGAGTTGTTGGGTGTCGGTGATCCGTTGCATATTGATTTGCTTTTCCGTCTCTCCTGTTTTGTTTATGGCATTTTGCAGCTCAATTTCAGCTTGTAATCGCGCATTCTGGTACTGTAACCCGTTTTCATATAGCTCTTTTTGCTGTTCCTCAGTAAGATTTGAAATCCATACTAATTTATCTTTGGCTATTTTTAATTCGCTTTCTGCCACAAATTTTGCAGCACTTAATCGTTCCTTATCGTTTTGCGGATTCATTTTAGCCACTGCCAACTGGAATGCGAGTTCTTGTTGGCGGACTTGCTCGTCGAGGTTTTGCCGACTGTATTTTACGATAATCCCCTGCCTATCTTTCTGATATTTTTCCTCCATTGCTAAAAGCATCTGATAGGCAGTATCAGTGTCTATATTTTCCTCGGAAAGTTTCTTCCAATATGCCTCTATGTCTTTATCGTAATTCTCTTGTAGTGATTTTAGCTCGTTTTCCTGTGTCTTTTCGCGCAATGACTGCACAGCGGATAATAAATCTTGTTCTGCCTTGAGCTGTTGCCCCAGGTTTTTCTGGAATTGAATTGTTGCACGTTTTGCGGCAGCTTCAGCTGTTTTTTGCTGCTTGTCAACCTCTTTGGACAGGGTTTTAATTTCCGTATTTGTAGAATTTATACGTTCAACTAATTCACGTTGCGAAGCAGCTCTTTGAGCATCAAGGCGTATTAGTTTTACAGCGGCTTCATTTTGTGCGTCCAGTTCTGCAGTACTGCTGTTTGTGAAAGACACCCTTAAATCAGCTATTGTCTTTTCCTCTTTGGCAATACTTTCCAAATTATCGTAGTATTTATTATTTAGATCAATAGCTTCTTTTGCGTATTTATTTCTTTCTGTTGCAGAGTATTTTTCCTTATCCATCGCCTTTAAGCGAGCGTCGGCAATTTTAGATTCAATTTCTGCATTTTCAAGGTTTATTTCCCTGCGCCGGATTTGAAGGGCTTCCTCTTGTTCTACCAAACTCATACGTTGTTTAGCACCTTCTTCAATTTCTTTTTTGCTAATGCTTACATTGGGGAATAGTATGGAGCCAAAAGGTAATTGACGGCCAATTAACGCCTTTGTTTCTTGTTTTAACTTTGTCCAATATGAGGACATTGCGCCTTTAGCTAAAATCCATCCTGCTGCTTGTTTATCAATTTGTCGGGTATAAGCGTCCATATATGCCCGCGCATAAGATTGTGCCTTTTCGTTTTGATAGAAAAGTGTTTCACTTTCTTTTATCCGATTGTTCATTTCATTGATGCGAGATGAAACAAGATAATATGCCGCTGCCAATCCAGCTAAAAACATACCTACTGGAGTGGCAATAAATGAGGCTAATTTCTTGGTTATATTCCATAATGCAGCACCAACCGTATTTAAAACAGACGCAAATCCGTTTCCTTCTGTCGTGGCTTCTAATAGAGAGTTTGTAAATTGATTATTAAGACCAAGCACATTTTTTATTGCATCCTCATAGCTTCCTACCTTTGAGCGATAGTTGCCGAGTGCTTGTTCTGCGCTATTTATAGCTTCTTGTTGGGATTTGATGTCCTTTGCAAGTCGTTGTCCAAATTTTCCTTCTCGCTCAGTGGCGCTTAGTTCATTATACTGGGTAGTCAGTTTGGAAACATTCGCTCGCAGCTGATTGATAGAACCTGATGCTCTTGTTTCAATTTTAATATTGTTCTGAATTTCTTTTTCATATGCTTTTTTTTCTGCCGTAAGAGCTTTTGTCGTGCTTGTAATTTCGAGGATGGCCTTGTTATACTCTGTGGCCGACATCTCGCCGTTCTTATACTCCTGCTTCAGCTCTGTGAGGTTTTTCTTGTTTATCTCTATCTCCCTGGTCGCTGCCGCCCATCCCTGCACCAGCTCTCTGTAGTTGAACTGGATGTTAATAATTTTGTCTATCGTATCTTGCTGTGCCATATGTCTCTATATGGTTAAATGGTTAATGAAATCTTATGGTTCCTGCGAGACCTCGACATCGTAGGCCGTGGTCTCGCTCGCTTCTATGTTGTGCCACTGCATCGAGATCGTCCCCTTGCGCAAGTCACCCGTCTCGTTCTTCGAGACGGCCAGGGCACGCCCCTCGCCCACCGCCACCGTGCCCGGGATGTCCCCGGTGATGGTGCACCATTCCGGCGCCGAAAGCAGCTCCAGGTCGACGTTGCCCGTATTGCGGAGCGTCCCCAGGTGTGCCGTATATGTCCACGGGGATGGCGGGTCGAGCGTAATGCCCGGCGAGTAGTCGTAGTAGAGCACCACGTCCGTGTCGTAGGTGTACGCCTCCTTGCCTGCCGGGACGGCGATCTGCTGCATATGCAAGCGCGAGCCCTCGGCCTGCGCCATAATCAGGAGCGTAAAGCCCTGCGTGGTCGCATTGTCGAAAGTCTCGTGCACGCCGCCCGTGAATTGCAGGTTTTCGTCGCTCCCGTCAGGCTTCATATACTGGATTATCACGACCGCATCCTCCACCGCCGCGCCCTGCTCGTTCCTGACCGCGAAGTCCAGGTGCAGGGAACGCGAGCCCGGGGAGAGCGTGACAGTCTTGCGGATCGTGACGGCCTCCGCACCGGCTTCCACGGGCACTTCCTCCTCCGCATCGGCGTAGTCCGCGGCCGTGACGGTGATGCGCGACGTAAAGGCCTTCACCGAGCAGTCCGAATAGCCCCCGTAGTCGAGGTGGCTGCTGTTCGTGGTGCGGATCGTATTGGTCTTGCCCGAGCTTTGCAGGTACGTGCAGGCGATCTCTTCGGCGACGACGGGCGAACCCTTCGCATCCCGCACGAGGATGTCGGCACCCACCGTACGCGACGAGCGCAGGGGAACGACCCCGGTGTAGGTGTAGTCCGAGCTGCCCGAAGGGATAGACCCCTGAATCCAGCCATCGTTGTAGCCGGACTTCGAGGCCGTGACCGTGACGCTCGATCCGCTCGTGGGGATGTCGGCGATGGTATCGTCCACCGCCGAGGTATTCGTATATTCGCGCGTCACGGTTTGGCCCGCGGCGTCCTTCGTGGTGACGGTGACCTTATCGGCCGCGAGGGGGCTGCCGTCCGCGTCCTCGATCGACAGCACGACGTGCAGGTTACGCCCCGGCGCAGGTTCCGAAGGGGTCAGTGCAATCTGTTTTGCCACGGTAGACTGTTCTGTCCCCGCATTGACGGTGAGGGAATCTTGCCACAGGACATACCCCGGAGTGGTTACAGCTACTGTCATTATGAAAGAATCGGTTGTGACATCCCGTAGTGTGTCATTAATATGTGATCCTGATGCCGAATACAAAGTTTCTACGCCATCCGTTTTGGTGTACTTCACATAGACGGATTCCGCCTCCACCGGCTGTCCGTCATTATCCGTGATGGTGATGTCGAGTGTAATATTTCGGCTGGTTATCGGTTGTTCAGAAGTTAACATCAAGGTCTCGTTGATATTGTATTCTGAATTTCCGGCCGGGATGTCCACCTGCTTCTTGCCACTCGTATACCCGGCCTTGGTCGCGGCGCACCCCAGGGTCATATATTCCGTGGACGCTTCCAGCGTGACATCGACAGCGCCCGTATCGGCCCAGCGTTCCAGCTTGCTGTCGCCCGACGGAAGGATATACGAGGCCGTAACCTCGTCGGCCGCAAGCGGCGCGCCCTGGTCGTCCGTCACCGTGAGGCGGAGTTTCAACGGGCGGCTCGCAGTAGGCTCGGGCTCTGCGGGGGCTTGCTGGACGGTAATCGTCCTTATGATAGCAGGTGCTTCTTTAAGGGATGCGATCAAATTTCCGGAGCGAGAACTTGTTGTGGTGTTCTCCTTGACCCCTATGGAAAGGATTCCGTGTGCGAAAGCAATGTTTTCAAACATCCCTGACTGCGAAGATATTTGAAGCGTGCCATTTGTCTGATAGGTGAATACCGTAACGGTCTTATTGCTGCCTACAGCCCGACTGATGTCCGAAGCCGAACCGTTGATGGTCAGATAATAGTCCGGAATAACAACTTCTTTTATAGCCTGCAACTGGATCAGCTGGCACTCGCATATGCCGTTTTCACCTGTTTCTACCGAATACAGGCCATATGTATGCCCGAATTGACCTATGTATATGGGCTTTGTATAATCAAGGTTATGCAGATCTATGGCTGTTAACTTGGCCTTTACTGTTATGAGCCGAAGTTTGTCCACGGCTTTCTGGTACCCGCTGTATTTCTTTGCGACGATCCCGTTCTCACCACCAAAGCGCATATTTTCTCCGAAATATCCGAACCAGTATAACCCCGTGCTCGTATCGTCAATGATGGCTTGCAGGATTCGCGCCGAGGGTTCGTTGTAGTCCACTGTTTTCCCGTCGTCGGATGTCGTATACATAGGAATGCGGGCACACAGCGCATTGGCATCCGATGCAAGTGGGGCATTTTCGGACGCTGAGAATGGAAGCTCCACGAGTTCGTTCTCCTTGTCGATGTTAACATTCTCGATCCGTATTTCCCCGGCGGTGTCCGTGATCACATCGTCGTCGTTGTCATAATCGAGCGTGTTTTTCTGTGCCAGGTCATCGAGCGAAAATATGGAAGATTCCGGGCGGCTGACATCATGCCGATCATTAAGGATGACTTTGCGGCTCCAGTCTATTGTGCCTCCGTTTGTGAGTTTGGCGTAAATGTCATCTACGCTTATGAGTTTGATTGTATCCGGGGCGTCCTTATCCGGGTATGCGAACAGCCCGGCCATAGACATCAGAGCCGAGAGGAAATCTCCCTGCGAAATGTCCGGAAGATTTACCCCGATAGGATATTCGGATGGGAATATCATTTCAATATCCCCCCATAACTTTACAGACCAATTCAAAATAATATCATGCGCTCCATCCGATTGCACATTGTAAAAGTCCTTGAGTTGAATAGATATGTTGCTTATGCTATCGGTGTTTATTTCGTATTCTTTCGGAAAATCTTTTGTGTAAAATGTATATACCGCAGAGGTCATTCCCGAAGTTATTGTTATTGGAGCACTTGATATTTTTAAAATATCCTTACCGCCTCCCTTAACTATAACATGTATTTGTTCTTTTAAACGCCAAGAAGCCCCACTCACCCTGCACGTCACGTTGAAAGTATCTCCTGTCGTATTCGGATTTATACTTAAAAACATATGACTAGCTCCAAGTGTCTGAAATTCTGCCGTCCCATTCATACTGGGATTCGATGGGTCGTATGGCATATATATATTTTTCGGATCGTGGACTATATAATTATTTAAGTTTGATTCAAATGATGTCCGATTCCCTCTTCCATCAGATACGATCCTTGATGCTTCAAAATAATCTACTGCGCCTGAAATGTCGTCGCCGTTTTTTGACACCAAAGGAAGCAATAAAGGATACGTAAGTCCCCCATACAGTCTTTCTTTGCCGTCGATGGTGATGCCATTGTACCGCTCAATAGCCGTAAGTACATCTTGTACTTCGATAGACGGATGCATGTATTCGGGGTTGGCGATACCTTGCCCGAAATCAATGCCGAAGAATCCCATCTGCGGCCTCTCATATCCATACTCCAAGAGTGCCGATGCGCTGTTCCATGGTATCGACCCTATGTTCATGGAATAGAGCGTTTGTGCCAGGTCGCGCAAATTTGCATCGAACAGGGGCTGGAAGTTGTCGACATTTCCCCACGTAAGAACCACACTTATTACGTCCGAAATCTCCGTAATAACGGCGTATCCGGATGTGAACAGCGGTACTCCTTCCTGATACAATCTTGCCGGAAGCTTCACATAGGGTGCATCCGTATAGATGTCGGTGCGTTCCGCATAGCCTATGGCCTTGCGGTTCTTCGGCGTCAGCGGTAAGTCTATATTGTACGACCTATTGGACTGTATGATGTCCAGTCCTGAAAATATCGGGCTTTGATATACCAAGGATATATAGTTGTCGCTGGACAGATCGCACAGGATGTCGTTTATGTATAGTTCGTAGTAGGTCATACGTTATAGGTCTTATCGGTAATTTCTACGACTAAATCTTTAAAATAAGCGCCGTTATCTTCGGCTTCTCCCTCCTCTATACTACACCGGCGCCATTGCTCCGTTGCGCTGTCGTAGTAGCTTATGTCGCGCCCGGCGAGGATGGATTTACACAGGTCGTATATATCCTGATCTACAAGGCGACTATGCAGCGTGTATGTCTTTGTGAGTATCTTACTTTGGGCTTCATACGGTTGCAGGTTCTCATTCAGTAGTGAATAGGCATCCTGGATAGATATTTCGTCCCTCGCCGTCTCTATACTCCACCGATATATGTAAGGGATGCCGCCTTTATCCGTCCATTTGACAAGCATCCCATCGGTACACCTATCTATCTCGATGGGAAATTGAAAGGTGTTGGCAAGGTTGGGGTTATAGACGCTTATCTCAACATACGTATCCCCATCCCATCTTACCGTCGATGGATTGAACTCCGCAAACGGTTTCGAGGACATGCCATTGGTGACGATGACCCCATTCTCTGTTTCCACCTCTATTTGCTCTGTCGTGAGCTTGGGGATAAAGATGGATTGGGTTATGTTGAACCCGGGGTATACCACGATTTTCCTGGCGGAAGGGTAGTTGGTTACATCTCCCGCGGCGGCATTCTGTGCCGAGATAGGGATTATTTCTTTTTCACAGGTGCCGATAAGAATAGTATTGAGCGTGTGAGTGGCTGATCCATCGCCAAACTCAACTATGAGCACCACATTGTTTATGAATGTTGCCGAATAGTCCGCGGCCAGCGATTCCAATATTGCCGTCAAGGGGAAAACAACGGATTTTCCTACTCCCGAGACATTTCTGGATAGGACTATTGATGTTGCTCCATATGATATTCGCAGCTTCACTTCTGTGCCGTAGTCCGGATCTATGGCTGTGGCTGTAAATCGCACGAAGGTGGATTTCTCCCGTGTGAAGCATATATCATTGGGAAAATCTGCGGTGCGTCCTGTACCGGACAATGTATATCGGATCATAGTTCTATTGTTGTTTCGAGCATTTCGTATATGGATGTGTCGATCACTTCCGTAATTCTTTTGTCGATGTTATCCACGGTTTGCGGCAACAGGTCTTTGATAATCTCGGTGCCCCCTCCCGAGCGGTACAAGATGCTGCCTTCCTCCCACAGCTTCTTGGCCGCCCAATATGCGTCGATGCTTTTGAATTCCAATCCATAGCGTGCCTCTTTGTCGCGTGCCCATTGCTTTATGTTCTGATAGAAACTTTCGAAGCTTCCGAATTCTTCTTGTGCATCCTGCGGAGAGTTACCCTCGTCTATATTCTTGATGTTATGCCGTCCCACAAACGAGACCGTGAACCCTCTGGCATTGCTTTCCACTTGCGACGCCATACTATCTGCCGTAGCGCCGGTAGTCTCTTCCGGGACATTCAGGGAGTTCACATTTTTACCGCTGTTTGTGCGTTTTGTTTGCAGATTTATTGTCACCTGCTCTTTAAGGGTGCTGAATTCCTCGTTACAGATGGCAACCAGCTTTTCAGGGCTGAAAAAGTTCTCTATCTTCGATATGTCCATCAGCAAACATTGTATGTAAGGACGAGTTTTGCCTCTACACCCGCGGCCAGGGCATCCAGTTTTTCAACCACTCCTTGCAGGCTTTCAACCTGCACCTCTATCCCATTTCGACGCAGGTTGTCGATTAATGAAAACGCCATTTGCTCCATGCGATCCGCAATGGGGGCTGCTTCAGTCTGTGTATCCGGCTCTGGCTTCCCGAGTGCATCGAGAAAGTAAAGCGTTGTCCTACGACGACGCCTGTTTGTCAGGTTAGTTTCGTATATCGGCTCCTGGAACAGCCGCAGCATTACGGGGTACTCTTTGACGTAATCCAGCAGGTAATTCGCCTCTTTGATCCTGGCATATAGGCATGTGTTGACGCCGCACTCTTTGGCAGCATCTTCGAATATTTTACTGAGGCTCTTTCTCATCGTCTGCGACTTTTGGATGGTTTGGGCTTGTTCATCTGAGCGAGCTTGCGTTGTGCCATGTTTTTGTCCCTCTCGGCTTCATATGCAAGGTATACGGTCGACCACCTCAGGTGCCATACATCGCTTGGCTGAATAGCACCCCCTACAAGCTGGCAGTATCCTAAGCATATTGTACTCATGCCCCGGTTCTTGCGTTGTACTTGTGCGTTTGCTTCTTGTGGCGTCAGGGGCATTTCGAGCTTTTTCCACGCCTTTGCTACGCCTTTGAGTTCGTTTTGTATTTCAATGAAATAGCGATAAGCGCGAATGAATTGTAGTTCGAGCACCTTTTCTCGGGCAATATCGTATCCTGCTCCCTCCCAGTCAATGCGTTTTGATCCTTTCCCCTTTGGGCTTATTAAACCCAGCATGACGGCCAGAACCTTTACGAAATACTCGTCGGTGGCCTCGATCCTTTCTATGGCGTTCAATTCACCCATCGTTATACCTGCGACGCTTCGGGCCTCGTGCTTCTTCCATCCGAATATGCGACGTTTTTCCTTAACATAGTCAGGCTTGGGTAATGCCGCAATAGATTCGTATATTCGTTTATTGCCGATACCGAATAAGGTGCCGTTCTTTATAATTACTTTCCTGATGGTATCGTTGGGTGATATTTTCATAATCCAAACCTGTTTATCTTTTCAAAAATATCCGACGAATAATCCGGCTTTACGTCTGTTTCGCCGCATAGCGAGCCTGCCAGTTGATGACACTCGTCGACCATCTCGTTCCATAGGGGCACAAGTCTGTACCACGGGGAGGCGGCACGGCTGTTGTCAGTCATTTTGATTTTCTCGCCAGCCATCGTATTGAAGGCAACATGTTCTCGCAGGTAATAGAAATAGACATACTTAGCGATGGGAGACTGTTTTGTGTCTGTATTTGCTATTTTTGCGGCTATTTCAGGATATTTGTCGATATTCTCAGCCACATATATTCCAAGGAGCATCCGAAGGAATTTAGGCTCATACCTGCGTATGCAACTCTCGACATTCCGTACAATCTCCTGTGCGGCGCCAGTCGGGGTGCATCCGCTTTTGACGTCTATTCCCGCAATATATGTGGGATCCTGTTCGAAGTATGTATAGTCTATAAGCATAAGAAAAAAGGGGAGACGCTTTCCGGCGCCTCCCCGCCTTGTTAGTTGGCAACTTTGGTCTTGTACGTGGCTTTGCCCGATTTCACAAGCGTTTCGGCATGCAAGGGCGACACGTTGTACTCTTTGCCTTTCTCGGGCATATAGATAGACTTGCCTGTGCTTACGATAGTTACCCTCTTGGTGAGGTCGATCTTCTTCATATCTTCCATGTTGTTGTTCGTTTAAGTTAATGACTATGCTGCTGCCTCGGCGGTTTTCTCCAGGGCGGCCTGTACGGTTGCGAAGTCGTCGTAGATGACAGACCCGGCGTCGATGGAGTTCTGGTATGAGTGAAGGCGCATTTCGGCGATCACCGTCACCATGTTGTGGCTGAAATCGTCGCCGTCACGGCCCCATTCCAGTCGCAGAGCGCGGTAGGGACGAACTTTCCAGCGCGAGGAATCCATCAGCAGGAACTTACCTGCGGGAATGTTGGTGGTTTCTACAACGGAGATGTTGCCGATGATCTTGCGCATCTCGTCAGTCAGGTAATGCCCGGCGGTATCTTTCGTTACGTCGAAGATCGCCTTGTCGGTCGGATGAAGGAAGAGAACGTCGGGAGAGAAATGCAGCAGGCGAAGTTGCAGAACGCCAGCGCGCACAACGTCGGCAATGTTGGGCATGGAGATTTTCCCGTTGAGCTCCGTAATGGTATAGCCTGGGGCTTTTGTTGTTACGCCGAGGATCTCGTTTCCGGTGCCGGTTCCTGCGATAACCTTCTCTTCCACGGTCTGCATCAAGTCTTGACGCAGCAGGGTGTTCACCTCCCCGCGGATGAAATCCGCATCTTCGAGGATTTCCGTCGAGAGCTTTGCGCGAACGGCAACCTTCTTTGCCGTAGACGTCTCCTCCTCGTATCCCCAGCTCATAAGGGGCTTGAGAGTTCCTTCGGCGATGAATGCCGAGCCGCCGTCGGGGTCTTTACGGTTGATCCACTTGATTGTCGGGGAACTTGTCGTGCCTTTCTGCAAGCGGGGCAGGATCGCATTCGGCTCGGTAGCCGCTGCTGCAATGCCCGGCACGACTTCGGTGTTGAATGCCGCGATGGGGACAGCGGCCGTCGTGGTCGTCATGGCTGCTGCCTCGGCCTTCATCTCGATCTCGATACTTACCGTGCGGCCGCCCTTTACGGCGTCGATGTTCTCTTTCCCTGAGAAGAATGCCTTGATCTTCTCCTGCGCTTCATTCTCGGATGAAACGGTGGATTTCTGCATGAGGCTGATGGTGCGCCCTTGCTCTTTGATTATCTCCCGGATCTCGTCGATGGATTTCGTTTGATCGAGAGCGTCTACTTTGTCTTCGATAGCCTTCATTTTGGCCTCGAAGTCTGCTTTGCCGATAAGCCCCGACTTGTATTCATCGAGTATTCCTTTCAGCTCTTTCTTGATGTCGTCGTTCATGTGTGAATTGGTTTAGTTAAACAATGTTTTTCTGACTATTTCGATGATTTCAGTGTCATCCGAAGATTTGTTGCCCAGGATGTTTAGGGCGCTTTTGAGGCTGTTGCAAAGTGCTTCAATCCTGTTTCCTCCTGCTTCCGAAAGGTCGCATTTGCGCAGGATGTTGTTGAGCTCTTCTTGATAGGCAATGATGTCCTCTACGCTTTGCAAGCCCTTGACGTCAAGAGCTGGGGTGAAGGGATTGCAGCCTGCGAACACGGTGCTGTACTCATACTTGAGCTGCAGCTCCGCGATGTCATCTCCCGCAATAGCATCGTTGTGGTTCTTGTTGAGAACCCGGTAGCAGTAGGAGTGTTCGACATCTCGTTTCTCGTCTGCGCAATGCTTATAGTATTCGAATATATCATGCCCAGCTGCCTTACCGAGTATAAGTTTGCTCTCGACGAGGGCATATTCATCTGTTTCCCATGCTTTTCGAGGCGTCCCAACAACATGATCCAAGTCTTGTTTGTGGTCGATGCAGTGTTTGATCCGGGACATATCTGCAAACGACTTAGTAAACGCCCCTTTGCGCACAATGTCTTCTGCATGATCCTCTTCGTTGAACTTTGATATGGCAATGACAACAACGCCCTGATCGCGTTTGATGTCGTCTATACTTCCCTTGAATGATTTTATTCTGTCTTCCATATTAGATTTGATATTTTAATAGTTCGCTTCTACCTTCCTCTGGTGTCATTATTCCTAATTGTATGGCAGCTCCGATATAATTTACGGCGCTGTTCATACATTCCGCCTGGTCTTTCTTTGAGGGCTGGAACATTTCCAGATGGTCGAAGAACGGCATGAATCCGAATCCTGTGAAGCCGTATATCTTGTTGAGCACGCGCATTATATTTTGTGCAGAAGGAATAATGTCATTCACGTAGAATTCGATCTTGGCCTCTCCGAAATTGCTGTAGGTGCTACCTTCTACGTCGAGCAGAATGCTGGGCACCTGATATGTATAAGCGATGTCTTTCTTGCAGTTGCGCTGAATGTCTGTAAGTCCGAGGTCGGAAATAGTGGACGACACAGGGACAAAGGATGCCTTGTATGACGTAATGGCGATCTTGCATTTGTTGCGCATGATCCCGTATTTGTCCAATTGCTCACGGAGCGCTTCCTTGTCCTCTTTGGTGGCTGGCACGATATTATCGACCATCGGATCATCTGACATGAGGGAGAGAATGCCGAGCATACCTCGGTTGACAAGCAATTCGTTTACGGCTTGGTAGGAGGCCAGGAAAGTGTTGACAGGGTACTTGAGGGCGACAAGCCGTGAAGTAGCGCCCCCAATCTTGTTAAGCGCGTAAGTTACGTCGTTTACAACGAACATCTCCTCTTTGGGGATCGTCAGGTTTATCCCGCCCCCAAGGTTTATGGTGTAATCACGGATATCGGAGTTGGGTGCAAACGAAGGTATGGAGGATGGTACCTCGTTTTCCGTAACCATGAGGTTAGGTATTACATACAATTCGAAATCACCCTTAATACCTACCAAAGGCACCTTCACTATGTAAGCCTTGCCGAATATCTGAGAAAAGAACTCGATCATGCAAACGAATTCCGAAAGGGTTTGGTAGGGATTGGGGTGGTTAATCCGCTCGAACTCACGCGGCTTTTCAATATCTTCCCCTTTGTCGTCTTTCGCCCAATACCGGGCGTCCGATATGGCAGATACTTTCTTCGTGATGATAGAAGCTAAAATAGAGCATGACGCGAATGCGCGCGCCTGCCCGTCCGGTGTGGAGGTGTCGATAAACTCATCCTTCGTCCCGAGCAGATTTTGCCAGTCCCGCAGGTCTATGTATAGGCTTTGCTGTGGGTCTCCGGTCTTTTCGGAACATTTAGACATCTTTATTTCGTATCCAAGGAGTTTCATGCGGCAATATGATTGCGGAATGCAGTCATCACGACGTATCGGGCTGCATCCCAAAGGTGATTATTCTTGTCTACGGGTTTATTTATCGCCAGCCCGTTTATAGAATCCCACACATAGGTATTGGCTTCGTTTTTCATGTTCTTGGTCTTGACGCAGTGGATGCGGAAGTTTTTCATGTAGGATATACCGATGGTTATACTATCCTGGAATTTCTTGGCCTTGATTACATTCAACCCCCGAAGTTGAAGGGAACGCACCATGCCTTCCGGATTCTTGGCGTATTTATCCGCGCTATCTGCTATGGCATATCCGTGTTTACCGAGAATTGGGGCCACGATGTTATACAATACCTCGGGATCGTCTACGGGCGAATAAAAGCGTTCATGCAGATATAAGTCACGCCCTCGCACTCCGACATGAATAATAGCCGTCGGATCATTTGTGAAGCCGAAGTCGATGCCATAGGCTGTATATTCCAAATCGTCCGGGAAACTGTCGATCCAGTCTATATTGGGGAATATTAATCCTTCCTGCGCCGCGCGCTCCCCGAGACCGTATACCTTCCATCTGAATTCGTCGGCGGTTCCTGCTGCGATATTTTCCGGCGTGGGCTCGTAACTTTCGATAGTCCTGCGTACGCTGTCAGGGCAGAAAGGATTGTCCTTGTAGGTTGTTTTGGTGAATATGGTATCCGGCTGCCCTTCAAGCTCAAAAACCCAGTGTTCCGTATATTTGGGGTTCCAGTCGCCAATAATCATGGTTGTACAACGCATCGTGATATTATTGAACTGCGCCGGCGATATGTCGTCCAACATTTCGTTGAAGTATATGATGTCGCAGTCGTGCCCCTCCTTCACATCCATCTTATCAAGCCCACGGAACCGGATGATGCTGTCGCCTATGTGGTATTCGGGGAGTATCTTCTCGCTATACATGCTGTCGGGATCATATATCCCGCGGCATTGTAGTTTCTTCTTGAAGTCTCCCAATGCCTTTTCCTTGCAGTCTTGCAATGTGGAGCGGTAGACATAGATTTTATATGCACCATCACCCGCAGCACAGATGTCATACAGGAAGTCGAAGGTGTCGAAAGTCTTCCCCGAACGGGAACTCCCCTCGTTGAATATGCGTAGTACGACGCCTTTATTGCGGTACTTGCGGAAGAAGTACAGCATGATCTTGTAGACCTTGCCCCGATATGTGCGTGCATCAAGCTCCATTTTCATTCGTGCTTTGTTTGCCGATGGACTGGATGATAGATGCAGCTTCCGGATCAAGTATGACTTGTACCGTCTCCCGAGGCTTGTTGATGCTCTCGCCGTTGGTGGTTATATCCTGTTTGTCGGCGAGTTTGAGAACACGTGTAATGACGCCGGAATCGTATATGCCAGCTATTGCGCCCGACAATTGATCGGCTTCAATTTCTTCGCGCACGCGCGCAATGATGTGGAAAAACTCCTCCCTTTTGCCGTAATCAAAAAATGTGTCACGGAGTATTCCCGCATATACACAGAACCCAACAATAGTTTTAGGACGTTGGAGTTCGAGGTCTACAAGGCCATGTTTTGTGGGCACTTGTTTTATGATTGGATTGTTCTTTGTCCAATTGGCATATTCCTCAAACTTGACTTCGAGAGCTTCAGGTGTATATACGCAAGGACGGCCCACTTTGCGGGTGGGCTTGATGGTGTCGTTCGCCTTTGTGTCTTTTACACTCTTTGCCATAAATGAAGGTCTGCCGACGGATGCGCCAACAGACCTTCTGCTACGATAGCAATGTACTTTCGATGTTCGGCCGTTGCCTGCATCCTCACAGGCTTACAATGCAAAGATTTCGACGGATATTTAAATAACAATGGGAAATGATGAAATTTTTTGAAAAAAATATTATTGGGCGGATTGTTCTAAAGGTTTGTCTTTCCCCTATGATGAAACCTTATTTTGGCGGCCTTCATTGTCCTAAAGGTACAAAAAAGCCCCGGTCATACGGCCGGGGCTGAAAGGTAGGGGAGGGTTACCAGTCATCAGCGCTTTTACATGTTGGTGCAGTCAACTCTGCCATTATTTTACTTTCAATTAATGTCATCATGTCATTACATCCATCTATTATTGCTCGTCTATAAAACCCCTCCCTTGCTGTTTTCATTTTCCCGTTGGGTTTGAAGCAAACTTCATAAGTGAGGGCTTCTGCTGGCCAATCAGCAGGGTTGAGGTATATGCCGTTTACTACCCCTCCAGGATAATGCCCCTTTATATCGTATATATCAATTTTATAGCGACCATCTTTTGTTTGGATTTTGAGGGTATACCAAACTTGAGCGGCTTGAACACCACCCATCAGACCGCGAGTAGGTACTTTTGAAAACCCCTTACAAACTAATATATGAGACTCCTTGTCCTCCATCTGGATGACGTCATTCGCAGAGTTGAATAATTCTGTTATACACAATCTTACTGAGTTGAATATTTTGTCTGCGTTACATTCGTTCGCTGAAACTATTTTCGAGAATACAACTCTACCATCCTCAGTAAACGGCATTTTGCCTTTGCCATATCTGTTTTGATCAGCCTCTTTGTCACTCTGGGCCAACATGGGGATTGCAAGAAAGAGTAAAGGAATAATGAGTAAAGTCTTCTTCATATTATCCTATTTTATTCGACTTTTCAACATTGCATTTTTGGCAAAGCAACTGCATGTTCTCTAATGTAGTTGCCCCGCCTTTTGAAAAAGGTATGATGTGATCGAGTTGTAAGTTTTGTGTGGATCCGCAGTATACGCATCGGCCACCATCACGCTTATATACTGCATCTACTATTTCCCTGGGAATTGGTGGCCGCTTTGGCTCATCACCGAATAGTTCTCCGCTGTCGATCAGTTCTTGCCGTACGATTTTTTCAAGTTGACGTATACGGTATTTTTCTTTAATACGCGCTGCAATCTCGGCTTTTTCACGCTCTTCCTGTTCTTGTTGAAACAATATTCTCCGTCGTTCCTGCTCTTCTGCTGACAGGGAAGCTCGATGATAATCACCTGCCGCAAGGTATTTTTCTAACGATGTAATATTATCAAAATATACTTTTCGAGGATTGATGCCCTGTTGTTGACCAACGATGCCAGCACTCTCTAATTGCATCATAATGCGCCCAGCCCGATTAAATCCAACTTCAAATTTTCGCTGAATTTCTGTTGTGGATATGCCTCCATTATTGACTGCATATCTTGCTACTTCCTCGAATAGCAAATCGTATTTTATGGGAGCTGGTTCTTCGAAGTAGTAATCCATCATGTATAAAATTTGTTTGTGCTATTGAAATAATCCGAAGTTTTTATGTTTTGGTCTGCGGGCGCCCCGGTCATTTTTAAAGGAGACCGTAATCTCCTTTAAATGTGTAGCTCGATTATATGGAACTTATTTTGGGTGGTTCTATTTTATCATATTGCTTCCGCTCTAATGAAGATGGCATTAGTCTAATTAGAATACCGCTATGCCTCTTTTTTTTGGGCAGCAGCTTCTGCCCCAGGTGTGATGCCTTGCATCTTCTCGATGATGGTGATCAGTCTGGATACTTCCCGATCTCGCCGTTCGAGAGCTTCAAAGAATTTCATTCTCTCCATAGTATCTAAGTTATTTGTTTCAGCTTTCGTTGGCGTGACGTCTTCGCCTCCTTGGCTGATAGGTTGGTCTTCTATGTTGGATATGCCAAAATATTGGAGTATGTATCTGGCATTTGCTCTACTCGGCTTGCCTTCTCCTTTCTTCCATTTGCCGATAATTGTCTGTGACAATCCAGTCGCTTTGGCGATTTTATACGGAGTGTCTTGTGTGCTTCGTAGTAATTCTACGGCCTTATCTATCAGTTTATCAGGCATGAAGGTAATCTGTCTATAATATTTTGGAATGCTATAAAATTATTTTATTAAAAATACTTCACTATTGTATTGATGTGCTCAAATAGTTTAGTATATTTGCAATATCAAACCTAATGCAAGTGTAAAGTTAAAATAGGTTTGAAGTATAAACAATGTAAAGTTATACAAAAAACGCAGAAATAACCAAATAAAACAGAAATAAAACAATGATGACGGACGAAAAGATACAAGAAAACGCCTTTACAAAAGGTCTCGCCGTTGCAGATAAAATGCCGGGCAAAATAGGGACTATGATTCGGGAGGATTTACGCCGGGGGCTTGGTAATATTACCCCTCAAGCCTTGTGCTATCGGGCGAATGGTAATCTGGAGCATACGGATTTTGAGCGCAAAGGCATTGAAGAAACCTTTACCAACTACGGAATCAAAGAGCCGTGGGGGCTGGCGTAGCTATGAAAACCGATACCATACTGAGCAAACGTGAGCGAGAGGTTATGAACCTCATCGTGCTGGGATATTCGGCCCGCGAGATCGCAGATCGGATGAATGTCATATACCAATGTGTAGCGAATCATCTGCAAAGCATCTACGACAAGACGGGCTGCAAGCGAACATTGCATGCACTTGTCACCTGGTATTTCACGCAGAACTTCGGCATCACGCTTAACATATCGGAAATGACCCGGCGGGTCGGAGCGGCGATTCTTCTCTGCCTGTTCTCGGTTGAATTATTGAGCTCCAGCTTTGAGTGTCGCATGATGCGCCGAGCAAGGCGTAGAGCTGACGATATAGAGATACTTACGGTAATTGAGGATTAACCACGGACTTTAAACACAAAATATAACCAACCATGAAAACAATTTATCTCTGGGTTTCAGACAAAGGCTGGACACCCTTTCAGTACAATGAACTTTCTGAATTAGCCGCCGAATTTGAGGCGCGCAATATCAAACTGGGCTACGGGTGCAAACTGGGCGACAGGTGCGAACTGGGCGACGGGTGCGAACTGGGCGACAGGTGCGAACTGGGCGACGGGTGCGAACTGGGCGACAGGTGCGA